CTCTTGGTCTTAGGCTTTCGAGCGCGGAAACGAGGTTTTCCATCAGTTCCGTTCGAATCTCGTCGAGTTGCATCTCCAGTTGTCTCTTTGTCCCGTCGAACCAGTAAGTCACCGTCAAAGGCGACGACACCAGGTTTGATATCTGCGGGTAGGGACCCAGCAAATCTCGGGGGATGGAGTACTGTGTTGCGGTCTGCTCCCTTAACCCATCGTCGAAAATGGTCAAGATCAAAGTCCGGCAACTCAGAATTAACGATATCGCCCATCCATTCGGCTGGGGTGTTCTCGTATTGTCTCGACGCGTCCATTTCCACTCCCCAGATTCCAAGTTCATTACGAAACTCGTGCTTCTTGAGGGGGAAAAGTTCTAGCGCTCGTGTCACAAACTCGCCTATGATCGGAGTGTTCGCGTCAGTCAGTGCAAAGCTGAAGGCTTTCTCCTGCAGCTTTTGGGCGGGGGTAATCTTTGACGGAAGGTTTACCGTAAGGTGTATCTTCGCCAGCTGTCTTTTGATGTCACAACAAGAGTTTGTGTCACCGTACCAAACGTCGGGCCCATAACGTCTGGCCAGGAAAGCTACTCCTGGTTTCCCCCTTTCGACCTTAACAAGGTCTAGCACTTGGCCAACGCGCAACGCTGCCTTGGCGGCGACTTTTGGATCCATGTCTTGCGACAGGCCATCGTCTCCACCGTAAATGCCTAGCATGTCCCATGCCTCTGTGTTTCCGACCCACATGAGGCGATAGGTGTAATACGCGATAAACGCAGTATCCAGCGTGTTGCTACCGGATGTGTCAGCGCCGCCCGACAGGCGCTGCCATTCCGTTTGGTAACTAATGCCGAACGTGGTCTTGGCACGGAGATGATTGTGTCGTCCCCATACCTCAAAAAGGTGAGCATGGTAGTCCACAACAAACGCGCGAAACAGGCACATCTTCTCCAAATGCGCCAGCACGTTGCTGTGTCTACCGTCCATGCGGGAAAAATCAGTCAAGTATAGGCGCAAAGCGCCCTGCGCTAGCTGCGACACGCGAGCGGCAACCTCTCGAGGAGATTTACCAAAAGCG